AAATGTACCTGTTAAAAGCCAACAAAAAATACCTCAAAAGACAAATTCAACCTCTAATCTAGGCGATAAGAAAGCCACCCCCGTAGACAGTACAACGTTAGATACGAGTTATCTAGCAGCCTCCACAGGTAAAGCGGGGATTAATACATGAGCTTTAACTTTTTTAATATCCCATTTGTTAATACTGACCAAATATTCCGTATTACACTAAACGGCCAGAACTTAATCGTCACTTGTGTCTGGAATCAAGAATTACCTACTTGGGTGGTGAGCATTCAGAATGCTAATAATCAGGCTTATATCATAACTGGTGTCGCACTCGTCACCGGCGTTAATCTATTTATGCAATTCTATTATACCGGCTTATCCGGCGATTTAGTCGTCTATACGAATGGCGATCCTGGAGCTTTACCCACTTTTGATTCGTTGGGAAATGAAACAAGCGTTTTTTACATTACGGAGGTATCATGAGTCAGACTCAATACTTACGTAAAATCAATTTAATCGTAGCGGATAAGAATGGCGATGGCTTAGATTTATCCCAATTTAGAATTGTTTTCGATGTAAAGCTATCTGACTCGCAAACACCTAATACTGCCAAAGTACGCGTTTATAATCTGTCGCAAACGGTGGCCTCACAAATTCAGCAGGAATTTACATCTATCACGCTACAAGCCGGATATGAGTCTAATTTTGGAACTATATTTGCAGGCAGCATTAAACAGGTTATTTATGGCTCCGAAAACAATGTCGATACTTTTATCGACATTAGCGCAGGAGATGGGGATGTGCCTTTCAACTATTCATTTGTAAGCAAAAGTTTATCAGCGGGGGCCAATCAAGCGGATATAGTCACCGCATCATTAGCACCGATGCAAGATAACGGAATAGGCTTAGGATATGTAGATGATACAGACAGTCAGAGCTTGCCACGCTGTAAAGTCATGTATGGTATGAGCCGTGATTATTTACGTAAGTCTGCTATTAATACTAATACGAATTGGTCTATACAAGCGGGTAATTATCAATCAGTGAAGCAAACGGGGGTGCTACCTAATCAAGCAATAGTACTCAATAGCAAAAGCGGTCTTGTATACACCCCCAATCAAACCAATGATGGCATTATTGCGCAATGCTTATTAAACCCAAACATTAAAATCGCCTCGGCTGTACAAATCAATCAGAATGATATTCAACTGGAGCTTATACAAGACCAACCTGCCTCTGGCTCTACTCAAGCATCCACTCCATCCCCTATTGCTGCGGATGGTTTTTACCGCGTGCTGGTAGCAGAGCATACGGGCGATACACGCGGTAATGATTGGTACACCACAATTACGGGTTTAAGCATGGATAAAACTAGCCCTAGTGGCTCGCAGGTGGCGCAAAATGGATAGACGCGAGTGGTTAAACGATAATGAGGAATGCTTCAAATTATCCTTTGAGTATTTGCAAAGTGGTATGTGGACTGCATTGCCGGCAATAGTTACCGCCGTTGATTTAGATAAACAAACTATCTCAGCGCAATGCGGAATTAAAGGCCAATACACAGATGAAGAAGGTATAGTACATCCTATTGATATGCCGTTATTTCAAGATGTGGTTTTATGTTTCCCGCGTGCGGGTGGGTTCTCAATCACGTTTCCGGTGCAGGAAGGCGATGAAGTCTTGATTGTCTTTTCCTGTCGTTGCATAGATGGCTGGTGGCAATCCGGCGGTATTAACAATATCCCGCCTGAATTTAGAATGCATGATTTATCGGATGGGTTTGCCATTCTAGCGCCAACCTCTCAGCCTAAAAAATTATCGGGTATATCGAGTGATTCCATTCAAATTCGCAATGATGAGCAGACAAAATTTATAGAAATTTCTCCTAGCGCTGTGACTGTGTTATCGGATGGAGACATCAATTTAACCGGCGAGAATATAAATATTACGGGAAATATTACCGAAAGCGCTACTAATCTCTATTTAAATGCAACGGTATCTATACATGTCACCGCACCGGATATCTATATCAGTGGGAGGATACATGTATGATTTATAGGAAGCTCACGGCTACAGGCGACATGGTTTTTGGTAATGGGTTGTTGGATTTTTACATCAATAGTCCTGCTGCTGTAGCGCAGTCGGTAGAAACAAGATTAAGGCTCTGGTTAGGAGAATGGTTTGTAGATATTGCCGAAGGAACACAATATCAAACTAACGTTCTGGGTACGGGAAAATCGACGAGTGCGGGCCCAACAATTCGCCAAAGGATATTAGAAACTGAGGGCGTTACTGAGATTGTGACCTTTGATTTAACCATCAATCCAGACGCTAGAAGTTTAAAGATTGTAGCGCTCATTAATACCATTTATGGGCAGACTAATATAGAGGTTATAACATAATGGCTTTTGATACATTGATATACGAAGATGCAACGGGTTTACACACCCCCGATTATCCTACGACCTTGGCTTATTATACGGCAGCTACGCAAACTATATTCGGCAATGACATTTATCTAGGACCGGATAGCCAGGATGGGCAGTATATTGCTATTTTTGCTTTAGCGGCTTTTGACTGCTGCCAAATCGCACAAGCTGTATACAACTCATTTTCGCCGCTAACCGCGATCGGAAAAGCATTATCTACTCAAGTTAAGATTAATGGTATTGCTAGAGATGTGGCGACCTATTCATCTGTTGATTTGTATCTGGTTGGGCAGGCAGGAACAGTTATAACCAATGGTATAGCGCTAGACACATTAAATCAGCAATGGTTATTGCCGGCTAGTGTGGTGATCCCGATATCGGGCGATATTACGGTCACCGCTTTAGCGCAAAATCCGGGCAATATAACGGCTGCTGCAAACACGGTAACGACTATATTCACCCCCACATTAGGTTGGCAAACTGTTAATAACGTAGCTGCTTCTGTAGCGGGCGCACCGGTCGAATCTGACGCAGAATTACGTATTAGACAGACATTGTCTGTAGCGCAACCCGCATTGACGGTATTTGAGTCTACAGTGGGATTGGTGGCCTCAGTACCGGGGGTGACAAGATTTCAGGGCTATGAGAACGATCAAGATGTCACAGACGCAAACGGCATACCACCTCATACAATCTCTATTGTAGTCGAAGGGGGTGACGATACGGCTATTGCGCAAGCGATCTGGGATAAGAAAACTCCGGGTACAGGCACATATGGGACCACCTCAGAGACCATTTATGACATATACGGCGTACCGGATATTATCAAGTTTTATCGTCCTACAGTTGCGACGATTTGGGTGCAGATTAATATCACCCCTTTAACGGGCTTTTTATCAACTACGATTGACTTAATAAAGGCTAATGTAGCCGCTTATATCAATAGTTTAACCATTGGCCAGGATGTCTTAATATCACGTGTTTATCCACCTGCCAATTTAACCGGATATCCTGAGGGTAATACTTACGACATAGCCGACCCTACCACCGATTTGCAGCTTAAAAAGAATGCGGGAAGTTATGCCCCTGCAAATATAGATTTGACATTTATTGAGATAGCTTCTTGCGACCCATTAATTAATGTGGTGGTAAATATTATATGAGTTATACGGTCGAATATTATCAATCGCTAGTGACTAGCGAGCATCAGAGCGCACCAAATTATATGGCATGGTTGGGCGCTATGATTGAGCCATTAACTGTTGTTCAAAGCGTTATAAACAATTTTGTGGCTAATTTTGACGTAGATACTGCTATCGGCGCGCAATTGGATATTGTCGGTCAATGGGTTGGCGTTTCTCGCGTGCTAGAAACGGCCATAACAGGCGTATTTTTTTCATTTAATGTTCCAGGATTAGGTTTTAATCAAGGCGTCTGGAAAGGACCGTTTGAAGGTGATGAGATCACATTATTACCGGATGACATTTATCGCATTGTCATTAAATTTAAGATTTTAGCAAATAAGTGGGATGGCTCTATACCTACTGCCTATGCAGATTTCGCGACAGTTTTCACAGGCGGCGAATCTGTATTTATTATGGACAACCAAGATATGAGCATGTCAATTGGGCTCGTGGGATTCAATTTTAACGCGCTAGGATTAGCAGCATTACAACAAGGATATTTTCCTTTCAAACCAGAAGGGGTGCGCATTAAAGAATATATCATCATCCCAACAGGACAAAAAATTTTCGCGTTCAACTTAAATGGTGGCCTATTCGGAGGGTTTAATTCCGGGTATTGGGCCAAAAAAATTATACCAACTTAGGAGATTACCATGACATCAATTAATAAAATTTACCCTTTCGCCCAACCCGCAGTTCCGCCGAATATTTTAGATGATGCGGATTATTCGGCAAGCACGATCACAACTACTACCGGTTATGTTGAAGACACAGAAGCAGATGCGCCTTACATGTCAAAAGCACAAAGACAAACATCGGCAATGGCTGCGGGATTGGGGCAGTTTATTGCAGATAATCAAACGGGGACTGTAGATGTAACGGACAATTTATCACCGGCAACAATTTCTGCCATGATTGAAGACGCAGCTAGCAATGCAGCTTTAGGCTCAATTACAACTCAACCCCAATTTGATAATTCTACAAAAGCGGCTACAACGGCATTTGTTCAGAGAGCGCTAGGAAATCTTGCTAATAGTAATGTTTATGCAATTAATACAGCTCTAACTGATGCTGACGTGGGATGCATTGTTGTTCCTACAGCTGGATCGCTAGCGTTTTCATTACCGTTAGTGGGGGGGCTACCAAATGGAGCTCAAATAATATTCAATGGTAATACATATGGGTGTGTTATTGGTCGCCAAGGCTCTGATACTATAGCTGCGGGCTCATCTGGGGATGTAATAACATTGAGCTTGAATGCAAATGATAGTGCAATCTTTACAGTAATAAACGGGCAGTGGGCATTAACGGGCGGCGAATTGCATGAAAGCGTCTCCTCTTCTTTTTCTGCATCTTTTGCCACAAATGGGTGGGCATATGTAGCGGGAGGCAGAATAGAGCAGTGGGGATTAGCTACATTCGGGGCATTTGCAGGCGCAGGCACTACAATTACTTTTCCTATTCCCTTTCCAACGGCATGTCTGAATATTACAGCAACAGATATCGGCGCAAATGCTAATGCTTTAAGCGTAGATTCTGTTACAACTACAAATTTTGTCGGCAGAAATGGATCTTTAGGAAGTTCAACCGGATATTGGCGAGCAATAGGGCATTAACATGGAAAATATAGACTTTTCACAATTCATGTCAGCACGACCCGAGCTGTTTCTTTTTCTCGGATTTATAGCATGGCTAATACGGGGAGGGGTAAAGCTCTGCAAAGAGCTTTTGCCTACAATTAAATCATATTTTGAGAAATCTCTTGCAAATAAACAATCGCAATTAGATTGTTTGTTAGATATTAAAAATTCTGTAAAAGGAATCGATAGATTAATGACCAAAGATGATATAATTAATATCTTTATGAATGGTGGGATTATCCCTAGTTCAAACAGTAATCCGCCTACGCCAATATTAAATGGATCCGGTACGATTACAAAACAGGTGTTATAATGAATAACTTTAAATTAAGCGCATCATCTTTAGCTAAATTAAATGGGATACACCCCGATTTAATAAAAGTCATTAATCGCGCTTTGATACTCACGAGCGTTGATTTTTCCGTTACTGATGGCTTAAGGACACTGGAACAAGAGCGTGAACATGTGGCAAATGGTACCAGCCAAACTTTACGTAGCCGCCATTTAACCGGTCATGCTGTTGATTTAACGCCGTGGGCTAATAAAAGATCGGTGAATGGGGATGACCCAGCCAATTGGCATTATTTTGTCAGTGTTTCAAGGGCCATGAAATTAGCCGCATTAGAGCTTAAAATACCGATTGAATGGGGTGGTGATTGGACAAAGCCCAATTCTAAAGGCGAAATTTTAATAGATGGATATCATTTTGAATTGACCTGGACCTCCTATCCTTTGAAATAAATTAAACAGGGCTTGACAAAAAATTAAAAAGCTCTATACTGTTATGGTTTCGTTAATTTAATTTTTTAATTAGGAGAAAAAAATGGGCGTTATATTCGTTACAATCGGTTTATTATGTGGTGTAATAACCGGTGGGATCATTGGAAGCCACCAGCCTGACAAAGTAAATGCTAATAAATGTGAGGCATTGCAGAACGGCGCAGACATTAGTACTACGCACTGCGAATAAATCGAAAATAATAGGCAGTACAATTGTACTGCCTATTTCAAGTAAAGTCAAATAAAATTCATCAAGATATATTATTCACTATTTTAATTTTCAATTTGGCCCGATAAATAAT